TTATTATTTTTATCTTTTTCTATTGCAATACTTCCTTTAGGAAGATTAGATGTTGATGGAGTACCCTTATCTACTATTGAAATAGGACTGTCAAGTTTAATCGTTACTTCTGCCATAGTTATAAATATAAAGGGGATGGAGATTCCATCCCCATTGGTTAAATATTTAAATAGTTTTCACAACGAGTTGCACAGCGGTCGGAATATCGCTTTGGTTTGCTTTAGTTGCAATATCAGCTTTATTTTTGGCTATACGTGCATATACAGAGCCATCAACTTTAGCAGCATCGGTAGTATCTCCAACAGAATTTTTAAGTGCTGTTACTTTACTACTCAAAGCAGTTAAATCTTCATTACTTGCTTTAGTTGCAATTGCCTCGGTGTTAGCTGTTACCTTAGTGTCAAGACCACTGACTTTTTCTTTAGTAGCATTTATATTTGCTGTATTAGTTGAGATGTCGGTCGCGTTCTTCTTGATTCGTGCATACAGAGAACCATTAGCAGAAGCGACATCGCTATCAGTGCCTATGCTGTCGGCAAGCGGTTTGACCTTCTTGTCAACCTCATTCTTGGTATAGTATCCACCCAAATCAATAGGAGTGCCGAGTTCAGTCCACGCAGAATGGTCAGCTGTAGATATATCTTCAGTACATACCCATTCCGAACCATCTTCGTTTGAATGCCATACATCACCTTTTTTAGCAAGTGCAATGTCCTTGATTTCATCAGTAGTATCCTTAACCCCTTGCCAATTAAGCAGACCTACAATCTTATTGTTAATAGCCTCGTTAACTGCAAACGTTGTTGGAATTGTACCATTATTAGGATTTCCTAAGGAAGTTGCAATAGGAAGTTCGTTTGCCGACACTTTGCCGTTAACAAGGTTGGCTTTTTTCTTCAATATCTCTTGAATGGCAGCCACTGCTGACGCATTGTCCGCACCGAGCTTAAACCAAGTGTCAGGGCGTCCATAGTTGTCCTTATCTTTAAGAACATACACTTCCGGAGCTGACGGATTATTTGTGTTCGGTACGACGACAATCAAACCGTCATACAACCATACGTTTCCATCGGCATCCCGCCACGTCACTGCTTTTATCAAATCTCCAGAGTCAGACACAACGCTTCTTGAGTCAAGTGGAGCTTGTTTCAACACCTCAAAGTTAGAGGCATAATTCGCTTGTCCTTTTATTCTTGCCATAATTTATACCTCCTATGCTTTAGTGAATGTGATTTTGAACTTTGTTGCAGCAGACAAACCCTGCGTGTTGCGAGAGTATTTCTTGTACTGCACTGAATTGCCCTGTACGGTCTGGGAGTATACCACCCCTGTGAAATCGGACGTTGCCATCGGATTGTATTTGTTTGCGACTGTATCGAAGTACTCAATCTTAGTCACTGTGTATGTCGCAGGCAAAGCGAAAGCGTGTCGGTTTTGAGAATTTTCGCTTACACAAGAAACCTCGATGTAGTTAATCGTGGTCAATGGTTGCTTTGTCAATTCTGCCGCACTTTTCGTGTTTGCGAAGTAAGGGTATACTGCGTTCACTACAACCTCTGTGGTTGCCACCGCTCCTGCTGCAAGAGGACTTCCAACATTGTTGCCTTTTGAGTCTTTAGGTTGCGGGCCTTCTGCATAACTAACGCGCCCCTTATATGCGTATGCTTTTGCTGAGTCGAACTTAGTAGGGATTGAGCCTTGGTTGCAAGACAATGCGAATGCTGTTTCCGCACCTGCTCTATCATTCACCTTTTTGCCGGCGATGTTGATAGAACCCTTGTTAAAAGAGTGTGTAAACTTGTCCGCTGTCGGTGCCACCGCCCCAACCTCTTGTGTCCTTGCCACTGAAGAATCAAGGGTCAATGTCGCTGTCGGAGCCACAAACGTTGGTTCTACAACTGGGAACAACAAAGCGTCAAGTACTTCACTTAGGGGTTTGCCTTTTAAATCGCTCGCTTTTGTTCCAGCCTTGATGCCTCCCAAATCGGTGACTGTCGCATTCTCTCCTTCCACAGTATCGTACTGCAAAAGGTCTTGGATTTCCGCCTCTGTCTCTTCGCTTGGATCACCGAGAGCGGCAACAGCGGCAAGACGGTTGTTTACTCTGCCGACTGCGATGCTCCCTTTCGGTAAGTTCTCAATGGTCGGTTTGGTGCCCGATGTGATTACTTTCACCGGGCTGTCCACTTGTAGTTTTTTTTCTGCCATAAAAAAATAAATTTAATGATTATATGGTCTTTGGAACCAATTCAACTTCTGAAAAATCCGCAAGGTCGTTCTGCTCCACGGAATGAACACTCGTAAAGCCAAGCATCTGTATGGTGTGAAGAATGGAGCCGTCTTGGTAAATCAGCGTGTATCGGTGTGTGCCTTTTGGAGTGAGATAGTCGGTGACGTTGACAAACTGAGCCATCTCCTTCACATTACCCTTGGTCACCAACAGGTCGTTTACCTTCGGAAGCACAGGTGTTGTCTTGTCTTTCGCTCCTATGGGAACGAAAGCGAGGCTTATCTCCTCTGATGTGGAGTCTGGTGTGAGTGCCGTCACAAGAGCCTTGTCGTATTCAAGAATCTCTTCGCAGTCACAACTTCCTCCGTTCTGCTTCAAATAATTTATCTGTGCGTGCAGACTGCCTTCCTTGTCCGCCTCGTCCTCCGTCGTGCCGACATCCTTCTTTATAGCGGAAACGGCCCTGCCCAACGAGTTCAAATTGTCGTCCACAAATTGTTGCAAGTCGTCAAGATGGTGTTGAATGTCGCCTATCTGGCCTCTCTCCGTGGCGTCGCTTACATTGTACACCCCTTTGGAATCCACATACACATACTTGTGATACGATTGGTTGCCCGACAATATTTTTGCGTCCGCCTTTGGTTTGCCGCCATCAACGACAGGAGAGAACACTTTGTCCGCCCCCGCTTCCGTCAATGTGACAAAACCTTCAAGCACGAAGCCGTCGTCATACTTCAACAGCTTGCCGACCGCTTGTGTATTGGAGACAACAGTGTATTCTCCATTAGGCAAGGCGTGCCGCCAATCATTTGCTTCAAAGTCGTAGGTGGAGACATCGAACACTGATATGTTCATATCCGTTACCGCCACTGGTGTCAGCCATTGTTTCTCATATTTGTCCCAGTCATACCGCACCCCGGCAATGAATATGTAGTCTCCGACCATCGCCCCATTTGGGTATCTCTCCCAAGCGGCTGCCAGTGATGCGAAATTTCCTAAATTATGTACGTCTGTTGTCATTTCAATAATTGATTTGCCGTTTCACTTATTACTGCCGCCAAGTCATCCTTCAGTACAGCGCATGCCATCGCTGCTGTGGTGAAGACAATGCCGTCATAGCATTTGGGCGGAAGGTCTATCGTCTTCTCGTTGTTCTCTCCTTCCTCTATTTGGGGGATGGCTATATACCGCGCCCTGCGCACCGCCACCTTCTCTCCTCCTCGGCAGGAGAAAAACTCCAACGCCATACCGGAAGGGTAAGAAGCAATGGCAACGACAGGCCGCTGCGGACATCCTCTGACACCCGGATAGCGGCTGCGTTGTCTTGCATACAATGGGTTTTCTTCTGTTATCGGTTCGGTGACCGGACGTTCCCAGTCTGTCATCTGAAACGTGACAAGACGCAGATAGTCGGACGGGAGCATAATGAATCCCATACCATAGCCGGGTTGTGATTCCCAATTCACGTCCACAGGCAATTCTTTCCCCTCTCCGATGAGATGCAGCGGAGCGTTGAGCAGCACGGTGCGTGCGGCAAGTTCTATCCGCCCGTCAATGATGTCGTTGAGCGTCAGCGTGGTGGTCTCCTCGTCAAGGAGGCTGTCCGCTGCCTTGTTCCTGTCAAGGGCAAGGCGCACATCCTTCTCTATCTGTTTCAAGTCGTACCGCATATCAGATGCCTACAAACACTACTCCGTTCTGTTCTGCGTATTTCTTGATGTCTGCTGTCGACTGTATCTTCGTTCTGCTGATGCCGAACGTGTCTACAAGATACTGCTTTGCGTCAGCCGCACTCGTAACCTCTACCTCTTTCTTCTCCACAGGGACTGCGACAGCCTTCTTTGCCACCGTAGATGTCGGGGCATCCTTCAAAACAAACATCTTGTTGAACAAAGGGTGTGCCTCGATAGCCTTCTGCTCTGTCTCGTCAGCGGTGCTGTAGTAAGCATAGCCCGTGGTGTCCGGTTCAAAGGTGATGTGTTTGAAAACGTCCTTTGTCACAGATTTGTTGCTGTCTTGGGTGTCTTGGCAAGTCATTCTCCCCACAGCCACTGAGATGCTGAGAAACGACTTGGACTTATATGTTTTCTGCATATCGTTATGATTTTTAAAAAGGGGTATCGGTTGGACACCCCTTTATCTGTTAATACTATGTTTCAGTTACGCTCCTGCCTTTGCCGCGAGTTTCATTCGTGCGTGTGCCTTGGCATAACGCAGATACAGACAAGCGACTTCCTGGATTACCACTGCATCCGTGTTGCGGATGCCTGCTTTCTTCAAGTCAAGCACGTTGCGCTGCCAAGAGATGTGGGTCTTCTTCGTGAGATACTCGGGATCGAGAGCAAAGCCGCAGTCGCTCATTCCGTTCATATCGAACAGCTCGTGATGGATGACGAGAAGTTCACCGAAGTCGGTAGACCAAGACTTGAATTTAAGATTCCAAGATTCTACGTTCTCTTTCAAGCGGAATTTCTCCGACTTGATTTTAGAGAATGCCTCAAGCATATCGGAGCCACTGAGGATGACCTTGCGTTTGTTGCCGATGCCCGTGCCCACAAACAAGTCCTTTGAAATCTCGACAAGGTTGTCATCGCTGATTTCCACACATTTGCGTGTCTCATTGTATGCTCCGACCTCGATGTCCTTACCTGCCATATACCAAATACCGCCTGTGAACCAAGTGTCCATATTGTCCTTTGTGATGTGCTTGATACGTGCTTTCGCTCCGAAGAGATATGTGTTCTCCTGTGCAAGGCGCATATCATAGATGCCGTCCTCCTCGATGTCGGAGAAGTTCCAATCAACCTCTTTTGACGCAATCTTGTCAAATGTCGACTGCTCCACTTGAATCATAAAGTTCTGACAATACTGTTCCTCGCTTGTAGGAAGGTTGTTGAAACGTCCTGTCTGAACGTCAAGCTCCGCACAAGCCTTGCCCATACGGATGAGTGTCACTTCGTCCTTGTTGAGCGCAGGAATGAGAATCGGCTCTTTCTTGTCGTTCAAGTCTCCGTTGACCGCATACACTACTGGATAACCGTTGTTCTGGTCTCTGCCGCACACACACAGAATCAAGTCGGGACGCATTGGGTCATCTTTCTCCAACGGGTCTTCATCATTGTATTTAGTCCCGTCCGGGCGAGAAACCGCCTTCGCTCCGACTACTCGGATTGTGTCGTCGAGTGTGAACATTGTAGGGTCTGACACCTTGATTGTCATAGACGTGGCGCCATTCTCCATCTTGAGTACATTCTCCGACAACGTTGTCTTGATGGGTCGTGTGCCGAGAGAATAGTACTTGACGATCATTGAGTCGGTCTTCAAGAACTTGCCGTATCGGCTGATTTGGTCGATAGGCGTAGCCATCGGACGAATCTTGACAATCTTCGAGTCGATGTCTTTAGTGTACATCTCCGGATCACCGTCCTCACGACCTTGCGTCTCGGTCGCGATGCCGTCGTTGCTGTCGGGGTTGCCCGAGTTGGTCTTTCCTGCGTCAGGCAGGTCTGCCGCTGCCGCCATTACGACGGCGTCCGTTGCGCCGAACACCATTGCCAAAATACCCAAAAGCATTCGCCACAAGTTCTTTTTCAAAAATTCTTTCTTCATTGTTTTCTAATTTTGTTAATATTGATTTGTCTTGTTTCTTTTAAATCCTCCTCTCTCCCAAATGGAAGAGGCTTCACTTGCGGAGTCAAGGGCTCCAAGACTGCGCTTCGGTGTGGTCTGCGCTGAACCTGCGCGTCCGCTTGGTGCGGCTGGGATTCCGTCACCCTTGCTGCGCTTTCTCAGCTTCTCCTCGATATTGGCGTTGCGCCCTCTTACTTCCGCTTCCTGCGCCGCCGTCTCTACATCCTCATCGTGTGACAATCCCTTAAAGGCGAAGTCGAGTGCTTCTTTGGAGAACTTGCCTACAATGGCATCATAGGCGATTTGGCAGATTTTCTTCATCCCTTCATCAACCTGCTCGTCGGTATAGCCTTTCTCATTCTTCAGTTGTTCAATGTCTTCCACCGACTTCTGAATGTTCTTGTTATACTGCTCTTCAAGGTCTCTGCTCTGCGCTATGCGGTCAAGATACTCCTGCCCTGCTTTGGAGATTTCCTCCATCTTCTCGGGGTCTTCATAGGCATCGGCAATCTCCGGGCCGAACAACGACACGAACTTTGTGATGACATCGCCTTTTGCGGCTGCCGTCTGAAACAACGTTGCCGTGCGTGGGTCTGCCGAAAACATCTCCATTATTTTGCTTTCGTCATCCTTCAGCCGCTTCAACTCGTTGTCGTAATTGTCATAATCATCGTTGATAGCTCCGTAAATCTCCTCATCGTCAACGAATTGCTTGTCGGGGTATTTCCCCTTCAAACGTTCGAGAAAGGAGTCTCGCTTGCTTTTAACCTGTTCATTCTTAGGGTCTTCCATATTGATTTGCTTTGTTTATATTCTTACTTACCCAAAGTTACTCCTATCGTGTTGGCTATCAGTCTTTTTTATTAACTGAGTAATTTTTAATTTTGATAGGGTATGAGACAGAAAGGTAGCATTGCTTGTTTCAAGGACGACAGGGACAGAGACCTTATGCGTGCGTTCCGTGAACAGTTGTCGCTTCAGAAAGGGGAGTTCAACCTTTCTGACATTCTTACTGCAACCATAAATTCTCCGACATCGCATTTCTGGGTGTCCATAGAACGTGCGGTCGTGATGATCCACAAGATACGCAAAGGCTATGACTTGGCGCAGATGGGCGGCACTCGCAGAGAGATGTTCGAGGAGATAGAGAAGCGTGTGGCTGAGATTGAGCGGACTCACGAAGGTATCAAACTTGAGGATGCCGTTATACGTGTGATAGAGGGCGGTGCGCCTAAGTTCTATCTCACTATAAAGAGTGCAAAGGTCATCCTCCATAAAATCAAGAAGAGATGGAGAAACGGACAGCTCGCAATATAGTGCTTGCGGTGTCAGCCGCTGTTATTTGTCTTCTACTCGTGAACGATGTGGAGGCTTTCGCCATATTCGACGGATGCGCTTTCCGCAACAGATTCCTTTATCATTTCTTCCACGTCTCTGCTATCCACTGTCTTATGAACGTGTGGTGTCTGCTTGCCGTGGCGTTCACTTTCAACATTGCGGTGTCCGACATTGTTGTGGCGTTTGTCTGTGCTTCGTTCACTCCTATAATGTGGGACGTGCCTACTGTCGGATTGTCCGGAATATGCTTCGTTCTGCTCGGTCGCTTCAGTTATCTGGTGGAGCACAAGGTTTACTACCATTCATATATGGCAGCGTTCATTCTCCTCGGTATGCTCATACCGAGTGTGAACGGCATAATCCATCTATATTGTTACATCGCAGGTCTGTTGTACGGACTGCTTATCAATCCGATTAAATGGAAGAAGAAATTGAACGATTGCTGAAGGAGAATGACAAGAGGAATGCCGTCCTTTTCGCTCCGTTCAATCCTTTGACCGGAGAAGGTGCTATATTGGAACGTGAATGGATTGAGATTCCCGACTTTGACATACCGAGGCAGTACGTGCCGAAAGCGATGCTTGAGGAGCCTTTCGTGAAAGCGGTGCTTAGGTGCGGTTCTTTGGCGAAGTTCCTCGGAGCGTCGGGCAGACCGGAAATAGGAAAGGAAGCCTTGTCGGAAACGCTTATACGCATACGGTGCAAGCACGACTTCTGCTTTTGGGCGTTCGTGTTCGCAAGGATCAAGAACAAGGAGGGTGGCGATGACATCCCTTTTTCGCTGAATCTTCCGCAACGTATGCTTGTGTCGGTGTTCGAGGAGATGCGCCTTGCCGGTGCGCCCATCCGTGTGATAGTGCTGAAGGCTCGCCAATGGGGTGGCTCTACGGTGACGCAGATTTATATGTCGTGGATACAACTTGTCCACAAGACGGGATGGAACAGCCTTATAGTCGGTCACACGAAGGATGCTTCGGTGGAAGTGAAAGGTATGTTCGACAAACTGATTCAGGCATATCCATTGGAGATGATGTACGATGTCGGTGCGTCTTTCAAGGACAACGAGCCTAAGTTTATGACAGAAGCCGCATCGGGGAACATCTTCAAGATTCCGCAACGCAACTGCAAGGTGAAGATAGGCACTGCCGTGGAGCCTAACTCCGCGCGTGGCGGCGACTCCGCGCTTGTACATTGCACCGAGGTGGCGTTTTGGAAGAAGACCGAGGGCAAGACACCGCAGGAGATTGTGCGTACCGCTTGCTCCGGTGCTGGTCTTATGCCTATGACAATGATTGTCTATGAGTCCACAGCCAACGGAACGGGTAATTTCTTCGAGTCTGAATACCGGGCGGCTAAGGAGAACAAGTCTACATTCAAATCCTTGTTCGTGCCGTGGTTCAAGATTGAGAGATACACGCTGCCGATAAAAGACAGGGAGGAATTTGCAAGGAATCTCTACAAGAACAGACTTAACGAGTATATCTCGGACAGACGGCACGACAGCGGAAAGTATCTGTGGTGGCTATGGCAGCAGGGAGCCACGCTTGAGGGAATCCATTGGTATTGCCTGAAACGTGCCGAGTATGATGAACACGGTGATATGGCTGCCGAATATCCGTCTGATGACGTGGAGGCTTTCCAACACTCAGGATGCTCGGTGTTCGACAAATACAAGGTGGAATTGCTCAAACCGTCCTGTCGTCCGCCTCAGCTTGTCGGGGACGTGTATGGTGACGGTGACAGCGGCAAGGAGGCTTTGCAGCACGTGAAATTCGAGGCGGACTCGCAAGGAAAGTTCTGTGTGTGGGAATTGCCGGAAGTGTTCCCTGACAAGCGCATCGCAAACCGATACCTTACTGTGGTGGACGTTGGAGGTCGTTCCAACAAAGCCGACTTCTCCGTTGTCGTGGTGTTCGACAGGTATTGGATGATGGAGACGGACGGAAAACCTTGCGTGGTGGCGCAATGGTACGGACATATAGACCACGACCTTCTTGCTTGGAAAGCGGCTCAGATAGCCAAACTATACAACGACAGCCTGCTTGTCATAGAGTCCAACACCCTTGAGACTAAAGACAGGGACAGAATGGTTGATGGCGACCAGTCGGTGTTCATCCTCAACCAAATCAAGAATGTCTACAACAATTTGTATGCGCGCAAGCCGAGCGAGATTGACATCCGTGAGGGGAGAAGCGTGAAGTATGGATTCCATACCAACGTGCAGACGAAGCCAATGATTATATCCACGCTTGTGAAAGTCGTCAGGGAGGCTCTGTATGTAGAGCGTGACGAGCGGTGCCTTGATGAGTATCTATGCTACGAACAGAAGCAGAACGGATCGTTCGGTGCGGAAATCGGAAAACACGATGACTTGCTGATGACTCGTGCCATTGGGTTGCATATATGCTTCTTCGAGATGGAACGTCCAAGCGTTGTAGCACACAACGATAGACTGATAACAAAGACCAATATTAACTCTTTAGCAAAATTCTGATATGAATATCTTCAAGAAAATCAAGGCTGAGATTGTGTATTCTCTTGCCGTAAGAAAAGCGGACAACGCACACAATGAGAATGGTGACCGCTATTATGTGATGCCGTCTGAGGATGGCAGACTTGTCGTTGTTGACAGACGCAACTTCCGTGTCCTCAAACGTAAGATCTATATACCTAAAGATGCGTCTGTTGCCGATATGCAAAGGGAGTGTTTCTATTGCACCCCATACAGGAACGGAAAGGGCGAGATGCCTGCCGACATCATCGCCCTTAAACATTCCGCATTCCTCGATTGGTTCACCAAGCGTTAGGCTCTCTGCATTATAGTCTGCATCTGCTGTACAGCGGCTTGGTTCGCCTGCCGCTGTACTTGTTGCTGCACGTCTGCCGACAACGGCTGTGGTTGCTGCCCTTGCGCTATCGCCTGTCCTTGTGTCTTGATCTGTTGCAACAGACTGTCGGCAAATGGGAAATTGCCAGCCTCCAACAACTGCTCCAATGTAATCTGACCGGACTGCCATATCTGCATAAGGAAGTCGTTCGCCATCTGACGCACGACAGGTGTCTGCGTGCTTTCGACAATGGAAAGGTCAAACTCTATGTTGTTTATCTTCTCAGGGTCGTAGACCACCGCTCCGCCACTGCGCCCAGCGATGTTCACAACTCTCTTGGTGTCGTAAAACTGCTGCATGTTCTTCACGTCCTTGTATGCCGACTGCACCACGAACGATGAGAATGTCTCAAGTAAGTCCACAAGCGATGTGGTGGCGTTCTGTGTCTGTTGCGCATACAACGTTCCCGACATCCCCGAATAGCCCGGCTTGCCTTGCAACGCTCCGTTGACACCGCTGATGTCCTCGAAGAACTTCAACTGCAACGACAACAGTTCTTGGATGCCTACATTGGTGTTGTTGCTGCTCATTTGTCTCGGTGCTGTGCCGCTCTTGCCGTTGTACACCATAAAGCCGTCAGCTCTCGCCCACGTCTCCTGTAGCTCTCGCCAAGTTACTCCGTCCGGCTTTGCTTCCTCGGGGAAGAGTACAACTCCTTTGGCACTGCTGCGTATGACAAGGTCGTTCAGCGTTATCAGTCGGTTGACGTATTTCTGCTGGTCTATGACATCGCTGACAAACGAGTGAATCTCTCCGTCAATCAAAGGATATGCCTTGTATACATACGGATGGGAATGATGTTTGTATGGGGTCTCGCCTTCCTGCAATATATGACCGAAAGGGGTGAGGAATCTGTAATACCAATAGTCATCCATAAACCATTCAGCCTCAATGGTAGGGATGTCGTCCTCCTCGATGCCCTGCGCCATACCCTGTTCCTTTCTGCGTTGGTTCTCGTCCAAGACAAACTCTTTATAGTCTTCCTCGTCTATCTTGTAGTAGTCTCCCGTCATATAGTCATGGCACCGGAAGCGGGGTTTCATCTCCTTGTTCCAAACCTCTATGACACGACATAGGTTAGGGTCTTTGGGAATGAAGAAGTCAAGGTCTCCTTCCCTCTTCGATCCGAAAGTATATGACGTGTCTATGGAATAGTACTTGGCATTGTGCGCCTGTGCGTAGATTCCTCGCAATGCGGCATAGTCTTCCGGTGAATGTGCGAACTCTCGGCACACATCTTCGAACGAATAGTCATGTATCTCGCCTATTACCTGCGTATCCCAACTGCGGAAGTCGGTGACTCTGTTGTCAACGAAGAAATTGTCCGGGTTGACATAGTCTGTCCAGCAGTCGCACTTGCCGTTGCGCCACCCGAACGTTTTCTTATGCACTACAAGACCGCCTATGAGGAAATCCTCATACGACCTTGCATTTATCTCCTGCATATCGTTCAACTGCCAATTGTACTGGAGTATGGTCGACATCGTTTCTCCAAGCGTCTGCTCGTCTCGGTCTCGCGCCACGCACATTGGCTCCTTGGTCTGAGTGCGGTACACTCCAAGCACGTTGCGCACAAGCCTGCGGATAAGATTGGACTTCAGCGGTGTGCCGCCTTGTTTTATGATATACTCCTCCTCGGTCATCGCCTTGCCGTCCACTACCACCTTGTCGCCCCATTGGTTGCCGTAATTGTAATCTTTGTTGCGCTTCCGGTCTTTGCGGAACTTGCTCATAGCATCCCAATAGTTCTTCGCAAGGAAAAGGATGTCTGTCGCTTTGCGGTCATCGTTGAACTTGTTGTCAAACTTGACCGTGTCCATCTCGGCTCGCTCTCTTTGAGTAAGCCGAGACAACGGTATCATTCTATTCTTGTTAACCTTTATCATATCCTCAAAGTTATAGGACACAATCAGTTAAGCGTAGTTATTTTTTAATTTCTCTCATCTCGTCGATCAATTGTCTCTGTAGTTCCGCAATCTCTTTTTGCAACTCTTTTTCTTCTGCCTTGTCATAATCAGGAGACATCCTTAGTTCCTTGAGTTCATCGTTCAAGCCTTTAAGTTCCTTCTCATAATCCTTGAATAATTCCAACCTTTCATAATCTTTGCTGTCCTCCAATTGAAGCAGAGCCTTTTCGTATTTTTCGTTCCCGGCATCAGCTTCTTTTTCAAAGCCTTTCAGCTGTTGTTTGACGACATCCATTTCATCTTTCAACTTAAAGTATTGTTCGTTCAAAGACTTGTACTCCGTCCTCTCGTCTGCGTTCTTCACGAATCTGTTGGCAAAAGGTGTGTTCCGCCAATCAAATTCACGGTCGCCCATAATCGTCTCTGTTGTTTTGACAAGTTTGTCTGGGAAACTGAACGCTCCTCCGAGCATACCCTTGAGGACATATTCCATTTTCGCAGGATTTATGTCTATAAAGCCTTTTTTGTACTTGTTGCCTCCTGTGGCATCGTTCAACGCTCTCGCTATCTCAACAAGATGCCCATTGGCGGTCTTATACACTTTCGTGTACTCTGGCATATTCTTGTTGAAATCATTGTCCTTATAAATCGGCAGACCTGTCCATGCGGTGTTGGTTTCTGCCTCTACTATCGGCTTTACGGCACTCGGAATCAATGCGTGCAGTCCTCCGCCTCCTTCTGCAAAGTCAATAGGGAACAACTGCGATACTTGTGAAACCGCTTCTTTGGCGATGTCTTTTGTCGTTCCGTCCTCTTTTCCGGCAAGTGTGCTGCTCGCCAATTCTCCAAGTCCATAGAATGACCGATACTCAACGGGAAGGGGAATCGTGACAAACAAATCTCCAATCTTATAGCAGACGTTGCTTCTGCGGATATACTTGGGAAGATTGAAGTAATTGTTTTCATCGTCATCGTCTCTATTCCCTAAATACGACATCAATGCTCCAAAACCAAACAGCAAAGCCGCCAATGTCAACGCTCTCCCAGGATGTCTCCCTATCTGTCTTGAGAAGTTAGTGAGTCCTTGAAGACCTGCGTTCCAAAAGATATACAAGCCTCTTCCGGCTCCCGACACAAAAGCGGCGGCGTTTCCTGCTTTGGTCTGTCCTTCCGCTCCCATAAATTTAGAGCCGCTTCCCTTTCTGTTGAAGTTGACAGAAATCTCTTTTGCGTCATATACTGACCTTCCTACACTGCGTCCGCTCTTTCGTGACGTGACATATGCCGCAAACCTCGCACTGTTCTCTACAGCCCTGTTGGCGAAATCAACGGCATCGCTCAAACCGCCCCAAATTTGTGCCGCGGATATTCTCCCATCCCGCTTGATTGCTTTCGCTATCTCCGACTTCCTCTTCTCTATCTGCTTTAGGTTGACGAAGCCAGTTTCTCCGCCATTCTGCATAAACTCCAAAAACAGTCTATGCGTTTCATTGGATGTGTCAAGGCTGCCTTTGTTGTAACGTGCATATAGGTTCGCCATTTCCGCTGGATTGTATTTGGCGAAATTGAGATTAAAGGAACCACCATACTTAGCTCCTTCCTTGACGTACACCATTGTATTTGAGTACAAGGCATCTCGCACATAGTTTGAGCCAATGAAGTCGGGGTTCAACGTGGTGTATAAGGAGGACAATTGTCTGTTCAACGCCTCGGCTCCCTCGAAGACTTTACCGACTGCGCCCGTAAGGTCTGTGTCCGGATTCGTCAAGCCATTCGCTGCCTGTGCCGCTCTTGGACTGCCGTTGACGGTGATGATGTAAGACTTGCCATTTTGCTTCACAAGCACTTGGTGTTCGTTCAACTGCCCTTTCTCTACCACCTTATATGGGATGTCAGGTGCTTCGTTGCTTCTTTGCACCAAGTTCGGGTGTTTCTCTGCCATCTGTTTCATTTTATCCTCGAATGCCTCCATCTTTTTCGCCACCACGGATGCGCTGTCATTGGCACCGATATTGTCGGGGAACACCGGCTTCCACTCATCTGCAACCGAGTCATATTGCAACCAAACATCGCTGACACTCGCAAGGTCGCTCGGATGGTTGCGCACAAAGTTCAACATCTTTTGTTTCACCAATACGTTGCGGTTGCCCTGCATTATCGCACTTTCCGCCATCGCCTGCATATATGCTATAGGATTGTCAGCCTTGGAGCTGCGCCCTTTGGCTGTCTTTATCGGTGCGTTGAATGCGCTGTCGCCGTGCGTCAGATAAGCGTAGGCATCCGCACTTGTCGTTTGGTCAAATCCCCTCATAGGGATATAATTCGTGTACATACTGCTGATGTCGTTGTATGCCTCCTTCGTGAGCATACCGCTCTCATACAACTTCCTCAGCGTGTTGCCGTTCACCTCGTTTACCCGCTTCCATAATTCATTTATGTCTGACCGGTCATGGCTCGGATTGTTTTCAAAAGTCTTGCGAATATCATCGGCGGCATCCCTTGCGGCGTTGAGCAAATCCACCTTCAACCGCTTCTTCTGACCACCGAGATAATGGAGCAACAATTGGTTGTCTGTAACCTCCATCTGCTCGTCTATGGCGTCTATCTGCGATTGTATCGACTTCACCCTGCCGTCTTCTGCCGTCAATGCCGTAAGTCCTGCATAGTCTTTGCCTTCAAGGCTTGCAACGAAATCTCCAATCGTTTTAGTACCCTTGGGATTTGCCTTTTGGTACTTGTCAAACTCTTTCTGAGCCTCTCTCTGCCGCATCACGGCATCACGCTCAAGTCCGTGCTTGGCGAACATATAGTCGTACAATTCGCCGCTCTCCTTGCCGTTGCCGCTCAGTTTGGCCACTGCCGACATCAACGGCTTGAATTGCGTCTTGGCCACTTGGTGCATCTCCTCCTTGTTCACCGACGACAGGCGGTTCTCTCCGAGTATCGGATTCTCAAAGTCGGGGATGTCCTCTATGTACCGCTTGTTGCCCGATGCGTGGTCTATTGCGGACATAAACTCCTGCAGTCCGAGCATACTGTTCTGCAACGCCTCCTTCGTTTGGAAGCCTTTGCTCTTGACCTTCTTCTCATATTCGTCCCGTGCGCTTACTATTTCTCTCACGCTTCTATCCACGTCCTCCGACACACGTGACGCATAGTCGAAGATGCTCTCGCCCGGCTTTCTGCTGTAGCGAGGCTTGCTCGTCTCAAAATTATTTGTTACATTTGCAGTGAGGACGTTCGCAAGAATATCCTTGTAAAGGGTAATACCTCCGTGAGGCTGAGACGCTGCGGTTTGAAGGGTATTGCCCTTTTCTATATTATCCGCTAAAAACACCTCGTGCACATATAGCCTATTTTTATTTGCATCTTGCATTGCGCGACAGAAAACATAGTTTCGATGCCCATTATAATTTATTGGGTATGCAAAGTAATGGCTTTTAACGCCCTCTTGTCTACTGAAGTCTGGCATAGAGCCAAGATATACAGCATTGTTAAAGCCATCAGCAAGAGATGTTATTGCGTCAAGTTTTACTTGGCTATACCGATGCGCAAGAGAGCTTCCTACAGAAGCCTTGTTTATTTCCACTAAGCCTATCTCTGTGTCATAGAAACGAGAAGCTCCGACGTTGTCTTTCCACCATTTCTCTGCAGCTTTCCTTGCCGACATATCTTTTGTCTTAACTATCTGCTTAATTTTAACATCTATGGGTTCAGCTCCTCTCAATGCATCGCCTCTCTTCTGTCTGTCTTCATTGGACAATTCTATCGGGTTAAATTCTCTGACGCTTCTGTCAATATCAGCATCCGTTTTTTTGACAACAACAGCGGCAAGACCTTTCGTCCCACTGTTGTTGTCGTTGGCTGTTTCCACTTCATATCCATTGCCAAGCTCTTTTTCTACCCATTCTTTCAATTCTTTTGGAGCAAAGAACCGCTGATAGCTTGCAATCTTTCCATTGCGTTTCACCAAGACTTCTTGTGGAGAATCAAGCTCTATTTTATCTTTGATTGAACGTTCCTCACCTGCTTTCCTTGTGTTGATAAACATTATTCCTCCAGGCTTCAGATGGTCTGCCATATTATGAAGTACATCTCTGCGCCAATTGTCGGGTATCACATTCAGAACAGCATTGCTTATTATTACATCATAGTCCTTTGGTATGTCATCATACGAGGAATACGTGGCAGGATTATTCTTCTTGCGCTCCTCGCTTTGATATGGTTCTACATCCTCTATATTGAACCCTCGCTTTTTCAAGTCAGCCGTTCCATATCCAAGACCGCTTGAAGCGTCAAGAATTTTCACGTCTTTACCAATATTCTTTTCTATCCAATCACCGACTTTATTATAAGTTCTACGCGTTCCCTCCACTTGTGTTGAATGCCGTCCGCTGTCCGTGGTTGTGCCGTCAAGCCAATTCGGATATTTGCGGTCAATCTCATCCGACCGCATCGCCCTCGTCCGCTCCTCAAGGTTCTGCGACACTCTATCCGCCACGTCAAACACGCTCTCACGCTTGGTGGCTCGCTCGGCAGACGGAATGGCATTGTCAAGCAATGGAGCGATGACACCTTCGGTCAACTGCGTTGGGATGCCGTTGCCGACTATGGTGTGCGACAACTGGTCTGTCTCAGGCATCTTGTACGTGTCGGGCAATCCCGTGACTCTCGCAAGTACCCTCGGTGACGCTTTAAGCACCCTGCCGTCAGGCATTATTATGATGTCTCCGCCTCCGGTGGTCAGCGTTGGCAGAAGCTCATCGGCAAAAGCGTGCCCTACGGTCTTGTTGGCATAGCCACGTCCGAACACATACAAAGGCTTGTCAATGGTGCGGTAGTCTATTCCGCTGTTCTTCAACCGCTCGTCAGTGCCTTGCGGAACACCTGTCTTTTTCTCTTCAAGGTGTGGAATCAAATCTTCCACCGCGCTATACCATCCCTTCTTCCTCAGTTCTTCGGGAAGTTTCTCCGGCTTGGGAGGGAGTTTGCCGTCTCTCTTGGCACGCACTATCAGCCGTTCTCTCTTCGTATAGCCTCCGTAGTCTGCCGCATTGTACACATCGGCATCCCAGTCATATCCTTGACGGGTAAGCTCGTCAGTGATGATTTTCAACGCTTCGCTGTTGCGGTAGCCTTTTACGTTCTCTATGGTCACCACCTTCGGTCTTGTCTTCGCTATAAACTCGGCTGTCGACAACGCTGTCTCCTTGTCAAGTTCAACCTCGCCTCCCTCACGCTTGGCTTTGGAGAAGTTCTTGCACACCGGAGATGCGTGGAAGTACTGCACCTCGCCTCCGTCAACCGCGCCTACAAGTTTCTTGGGATCGACATCCCTCACGTCTGCCACAACAATGTGGTTGCCGTGGTTGTCGGCATACACTCCTGCTATCTTCTCGCTGAACTCAACCGCAACCTTCGGGTCTATCACGCCCTTCAGACCTGCTTCAAGCAGTCCGCCTCCGCTGAAATATGTGCCTGACGTGGCAAGCGTCTCGCCAACCTCTCCTCGCTTTCTCATTCCGCTCTCGTCCTTCATAGGATTCTTGGAGTCAAGCAAGTCCCTCATAGCCATATCAGCCAACTCCTCGGTACTGCGGTAGCGGTTGATGCCGAACATCCTCGCCACGCCTTCCCAGAACCGCGCTATGGCTTCCTTCACTCGCTCCAACGTCTCGATAGCCTTCGCCTTGGTGAACACTCCGCCCTCGCCATCGGCAACACTGCGTGCCTCCTCGCGCAAGCGTTCCGCTCCTCTGCGTCCGCTGAACGTCGACAACACCTCGTCCGCTATCTCGTCATCGGTCTTCAGCTCCGGATACAACTCCTTCACTTCCTCCCAAAGAACGCTGTTCTTCAGTTCCTTCACAGTGTGGTTCCATTGTTCGGAGTCCTTGCGCCTCAGCATATCGCCCCACAGATGCGTGTATTCGTGTACCGCAGTCTCCGCTGTAGCCACCTTTGGGTCAAGGTATATGCGTCCGTCCTTCACCAAACCGTACACCTCTCCGTCCGCAGTACGCAGAAAGCGTGTATGGTCGGTTATCTTCGCATCATTCTCGTTGAAGATAACGTAGTTCTTTGCGCCATCCTCACGGCCACCTCGCATATTGTCAGCAGGATATTTGATGCCAATACAGCCTAACTCAGCCAATGCTTGTGACGCTTTCTTGTCGCTGCCAAGAGCCTCACGCAATTCCGCATACAAATCAGCTCCAGTCGCATTTGGGTTCAAAACAACGGTGCTTTCGCCTTTCTCATATCTGACAGGGTTATCCTGTACCCTCTCAAAGCCTTCACTCTCCAAAAACGAACCTACATCTTTCAATAAAGATTCAGCAGGGTGTCCATTCCAATCCAGATAGTTGCTGCCGTTGTCATCGGGGATTTCTACGGTGTAAAGGTGGCGTGGAAACTCCTTCGGCAGTTCATCAATCTCCGCTTGCTTATCCTTTAATGCCTTTTCCAGCTCTGCGATTTTCTCCTTGCGATACTGGATTGACTCTTCCATACTCTTAACAGAACTTTGAGCACGTTTCATTTCATCTGTATAGATGTCATTAAACAGATGGTTTCGGTATTTAGGAGAAGCCTCACCATATTTTTCCTTTAATTCTTCAGCTTCATCTCTGAACAATTCATAGTCAAGTTCAGCCTCAGCTCTCCATTCGTTAGCACGTTTTAGCTGTCCTTCGTAATACTTCAAATCATCCCGATGTCTGTCAAGTTGGTCAGATATAGCATCTACATCGTGTTGCAATGCACGTAAAGCATCATTGTGCGTTGTCGCATTCTGTTCCGCATACGTCCTGCCGATACCTTCCACCTCGGTCACATAAGTGCCCCAGCCGTAAGCCTGCGCACCTTCACCCTCGCCCATGTGCGAGTGGTCGAAAGCATCGAAGTCCGCTCCGCTGCCGTGGTACACACGATGCTCACGGACTGAACCGGTGTTCATTTCTCCGTCAGCGTTGTCAACTCCGAGCAGTATCTGGTCTTCACGTGCCACATCCTCAGTCTCCGATGCGAGGCTCGCCCTGCGCTCCTCCTCGGTCATACCTATGCGCTTCTCGGTGTTGCGCGCTTCCACCTCGCCTGCAGCCCTTGTGTAGCCGTCCATCCCGAATCTGTACTTAGAAGCGAGTGCATTGTATTCCTTCCTGTTCTCCAAGATTCTTTCTTTTAGGCGCACTCCTTCTCCCAATGCCTTTTCTGTATATGACATTGCATTGTACCTTTCCACCATCCTTTCGTCTGCCTCTTCCATCTCTCTAAGTTTTCCAATAGGGGCATCGGGGCGGAAAGCATTGGGCGACACACCTTGTGCAAAACCTTCACTGTCTTGTATCGCGTGCTGAATCTCGTGGTTAATCACTCTGTGAAGAATGCCGTCAATCTTCTCTCGGTTAGAAGGGATAGACATATATGGCTTGAACTTTGAGAAGTTTATTTCAATCTTCCCCAACCCGGTGTATATAGCCGCATTGGTCGACTTTCCTTTCCCCCTTGTGACCCTGAAGTCCTTCAGCTTGGGGTACATCTCAAACAATCCGCTGTCCGAGTCTATTATGTCTCCAAGTTTAAGGTTCTTTTTGTCCATCCATTCCTCAAAAGGTTTCGGCTTTATGTCGCTTGTCTCATACCGCCATTTGCCGTCCGAGCCACGTTCCCAGCCTGTAGCCATCTTGATAGCCTTGGCGTTCTTCTCAGCCTCTTCCATCCTCCTTGCCACGGAGAGATTGTCAAGACGGGTAGAGACTTCCTCGGCTTTGTCAGCCTCGGTCGCACCTTTCTCGCCCACGAACATATTTCTTGTCCGCTCGTTCTCGGTGTCTATGACTCTCTGCATTTCTTCCGAATCAGTCACCACGTCAAGTCCACCCTTGCGCATACGCTCCACAAGGTTGTCCCTCAGTTCCCGCTCCTCCGCAGTCAACTCCGTCTTCTCGCTGCGGCTCTCCCTTACGCTGCGCTCGATGCCTTCAGGCTTGACTTGCTCTGGTGCAACGCCCTCCTTCAACGCACTCTCAAACTCTGCGAGAAGTTTGTCGGCAGCCTTCATCCTGCGCACACCTTCCTTGTCGCCTCTGCTCTTGAAATACTCGACCATCCTCACCACTGCGTCACGCAGACGGGCAAGGATGCCCCTCTCTCCTCTCAGCGACTCGGCAAGACGCTTCAACGCATCCTTGTCGTTCAACGCCTCTCCAACGATGTCGCACGTCACCTCCTCGGCAAGTTTCCCCTCGGCATAAGCATTCAACTTGCGCTTCTTCTCGATGCGTTCATTCCATTCCTTCTCGCCGACGACCTCCATAGCCGCCTTCTGCAAAGCCTTGAACTTGCCACCGTCCATCCGCTTCACTCCGTGCGCCACCTCATGCCCCAGCACCTGCACCAACGGGTTCTCGGCATCCTTTGCGATACGGATCACTTTCTTGTCCGCGTCTATCGTTCCGTTCTCCGCCATCGTGTCGACCCATTCCACACGATAGCCCAACGCACCTGCAACCTCCTCGGCATCCTTGCGCTCCGCCTCAGTCAGCGGCTGTTCTTTTGGCTTCTCCGCTTCGGTAGGTCTGACACCTTCCTTCTTGGCGTTTTCAACGGCTTTTTTGAAATCATCAAACGACATTTTCTTATCAGCGGCTTCAATGTGTGCCTTCCACGCATCAATCTGCTCTTTGGGCAAACCTGCGCTTTCCATCCTATCGGCAATATCCAATGCGCCCTCCAATGTATTCACTGTAGGCATTAATACAATCTCATCCTTGCCGTTGGTGGCATACAGCATAGGATGTCTGTATACAACCTTGTCCATTCCTTTGGATGCAACCGCTTCAAGAAACTTCTTCAGATTGACCGCATTAAAGAACAATCCGTCAATTGCGACAGGTATTGCCTCTCCTTTCAACTTCTTGCTTGCAGCGATGGCGAAGTCAAGCACCTCCTTTGACGGCAACGACTCAACCTCTTTGTCGGGGATATGAACCAATCTATGTATCGCCTTTTCCGTGTCCGGATATTTTCCATCAATCAGATTGCCGTCCTTGTCTCTTGTCGTGCCTTCCCACTCTTTGGGATAGTCCGCCTTCTCCTTGAAGAGAATGTATCCATCAGAAGCATACACATAGCCGTTGGCATAATGCACTCCTCTCAGCGCAGAATTGCTGTTTTTTTCTGAAACCGTATATTTGAACAGGTTGACCTTCTTTTTCTTGCCCACGGCTCTTGTCGCTTGACCGAGAACTGAGTCGTCCTCAGCCTCCGCCTTGCGTTTCTTCTCCTCCTTGTCGGCAATCTCCTTAGCCTTGTCAAAAACGCTCTGCTTCTTTTGCTTCTTCTCTGCCTTTTTACTACCTTTGTCAGCGGAAGTTGTAGGAACGTTCATGCGGGAAGTCGATTGTGTGCCGCTATGCTCATCGGCTTGCGATGTTTCAGCAGTTTCGGCAGACTGCTTAACCGTAGTATGGCGGTTATACACTTCCTTTTTATCTTTTCCGTAAGATTTCTTGAAAACTCCAGCTGTATTTACATTCCAATAAGAACCATCTTTCGACAGTTCAATCATTAGTGTGTTATTGTGTTTGTCAGTCAGCAAAAGCCTGTATGTCTTATTTCCGTTTCTGTCAGAACCTTCTTTTATGACATCATAATTCTTTGCGACTTGTTCAATGAACTCCTCCACCGAGGAGAATCCTGCCTTTCTGATTTGGTCTCCGTGGCGTGCCTCTATGTGGCGCAGTCCATAGCCGTTTCCCTTCTCGTCAGCCACACCCTCGCTCAGTTTTATCGGAGCGGCAGTAAGACCAGTGTCCTCCGTTATCTCTCCGAATGTTGTAGTTCCGTCCGACGAGACAACGAAAGGTTGTCCGTTCTCGTCACGCTCCTTTCTTTCCTCCTCTTTGGTTTTGCGCTCCTCCTCTGCCTTTCTTTCAGCTTCAACACGAGCTTCTTCCTCCGCCTTTTCTGCTGCAATCCTCTCCGCCTCTTTCTTCTCTGCCTCAATGCGAGCCTTCTCCTCTTTCTCAGCACGTTCACGCTCCTCAGCGGCTTTCCTTTCCGCTTCCGCCTTCTCGGTCGCTATGCGCTCCGCCTCCGCCTTGGCGGCTTCCTCTCTGCGCGTCTTCTCTCCTACGATGGCTTTCCAAGCGTCAACCACTCTCTGTGCCTCCGCCGCTGCCGCCTCGTTTTCCTTGATTGACCGCAACAATTCTTCCGGCGTCTCTCCTTTCTCCTTCAGTGCCTTTGCCGCCTTCAGTTTTCTCTCGGCATTGGCGAGCGATGCTTCCGCCACCTTATGTGCGGTTTCCTCGTTGCCCGACATCTCCACGAGACCGTCCCAAGCGGTTTCGGTGTCAACATCGTGGAATTGAGCGTTGCCTTTTTCATCTCTCGGAATACGCTCAAGCGCAGTCGTGGTGTGTTCTTCTGTCGGTTGCGCTCCTCTCTCCAATGCCTTATCCGAGGAATCCTCGGTGGCAAGCCTTGTTTCTTCCGCCTTTGGCGATGGCTCCTCTCTGTATTCCATCGCAGCCAACTCCTCCGGGGTGACATACAGAGTGCGCATAGACTCACCATCATCCACATTGACGACGAACCTGCCGTCTGCGTCCTTTGGTGACACTATCTCTGCGTGCATCTTCTGCCCGTCTACAACGACATCAAACACGTCTCCTTGCGCATACTCTCTGCGCTCCTCCTCTTTAGGGGAAGCCTCCTCCGGCAATGGCTGTCCGCCTTCCGTGGCTGTCTCCGGTGCGCTCTCGGTGCTTTGCTCTGCCTCTCGTTTGCTTGCCTCGGCATCTCTCCTCGCTTTGTAATCCGCATACTGCCCGTTGTTGACGATCCTCTGCAACACGTCATTCGGCACCAGGAACTGAGTGCCGTCAGGGAGTGTCGCTATGGCTGACTTGCCGTCCTCGTGCATCGCCTCTATGGTGGCGATACGTCCGTCACCCAATTGTATCTGCATACCGACAGGGTTGGCTACGTTGCCCTCCAGCCAATCCTTGCTTCGCTGGATGGTGTCCTGCATATGTGCGTTTATCTCCGCCTCTCTCTGCTCTGCCGTCTTGACCTCGCCAAGCGACTCTATGCCGTCAACCGCAGTCGGTGACACCATCTTTTTCTCTCCAGTAGCCGGGTCGTATATGATGACGCTCTTACTGCTTGCGTCTGCGTCAACACCACTGCCGTCCTCCTTCATGACGACATCGCCGTCAACGATGTAGACTTGCTTGCCATTGCCGTCCTTGTCTTTATCTTTAAGCGTGGCAAGGTGTATGGAGCCATCCTTGTGTGTCATCTGAGTCAGTTCGTCTCTCTCCAATGCCGCTTGATATTTGGCACTCTCCGTGATTTGCGACTCCACCCCTCTAAGTGTCTCGGCATTATCCTCGCTTGGCTCATACATCTGCGCCACGTAAGCGTCACGCATACCTTGCGTGTCTGCCTCGTAGCCCCGTCTGTATGCGTCAGTCGTCTCGTCTTGTCTAATGGCATTTTTGCGCTCTGCGACCGCCTGCGCTAATTCGTTGTTGTAAGCCGATATGGCTGTTTTCTCCGCATCGGTGCGGCTGTCCGCCGCCTTGCGCAATGCCTTGTCTACATCAACACCATACTCGTCAAGAATGACGCCCTTGATGTGTCTCACTGTGGCGTTTTCGCCCTGCGGAGCATCCTCGTTGGCGGCTTCCTCTATCTCTTTTATCCACCGCTTTTCCGCGGCAGTCATCTGCTTTGGGTCTTTGCGTGTCAGCCATAGCAGTGTCTCCGGCGACACACCCTTGTCTTGGGCGAGCCTTGTGCAGACAGCCTTTAGCCGCTCGGCTTTGTCCATATTGTCAAACATCTGCTCTGCCATCGCCACTCCGTTGAGTTCGGCTTGCCTGTCTATGCGTGCCTTTTCGCTGTCCGCTCTCTTGCGGCTCCCGTAAGTCCTGCTTGTGATCACTCCGTTGTCACCCAAAGACTGCACGGTATACGTCTTGTCGCCATTGTCAATGACGTTTGACGCAATCACTGCCGACATTGGCAAGGAGTGTCCTGTGACATAGTAGTACATCTTTGCCCTTGCCGCCTCGCTTACGTTTTTGTCGTTGAGCAACTGCGTGATTTTGTTGTACGGCAAATCTTCGTCCTTTTGAGCATACGCCTTGTACTCCTTGACCATCTGTGTCAAGTCGCCATAGCCGTGCTTGTCCAACTCCGTCTGCTCCTCCTTGCTCAGGGCGAGGCTTGGATGCCCGTCAAGCATCCTGCCCATGCGCTCCACAAATCCGACCTTGCCTCTGCGTGATGCCGCCAGCTCGGAGATGGTGCGTCCTGCTGACTTGATTGCGTGCTGTGCCTTGAAACCCGCAATCATAGCAAGGTTGTCTTGCCATATATCCATCATCCGCTCTCCTCTCTGCGCCTTTAGCTCGGCAATATACTTGCTCCGCTCTTTGTCGTCGGCAATATAGTTGGGGGAATTTTTATCGGATACAGACTTTATGACATCGTTGTAATCGCCATATGTGGAGATGAACTCTGGCGTGGCGAATATTGTACCCTCTCCGACAAGCCCTACACCGAGCTCGCCTGCACGCACCCCAAGCTTGCCCAAGGTGCTTGTCGTGGCTTGTGCCGCTTTGGTGCTGACATTGCCAAGCCATGTACCGAATGCACCCGTAAGTCCACCCATCGTGAGTCCGTGTCCCATCTGTGATGCTATCTTGCCGAGCGAGAAATCGCCTACGACATATCTGCCTGTCTCAGGATCTACATCGAGAGTACCGCCCCACTTGTATTGGTTGAGAGCCTCTCCGCCTGCCTCGAACGTGCCGAAGTTAGCCGCTCCGCTTACCGCACCGAGTAGCAGTTTGCCTCCGAGTGTCTGCGACATCTTGCGTGCTGCCGCCTCTGACAAGACCTTGCCTCCTGCCCACAACGCTACTTTGGTTGCCGCTCCGCCTACACCGCCAGCCGCATACGTCAGTGGATCAACGGCAAAGCCTGCCACACTGCCTGCTATGTCCGCCACTTTGTGTTTCGCACCATATTTCTGCAAGGCGGTGTCCTCCGCCTCCATATCACCCCTTGTGCCTGCCATCATTGACGCATACCCTTTGGATAGACTGCCGAAAGAGCTTGCTGCCGCTGCCTTGCGCAAGAAAAACTCGCCAACACTCTTAGGCATATTTTTCTCCACAGCAAGGTTGTACATCTGCTCATCGCTTTTAGCCCTTGCCATCTTACGTGCGGCATCTACCAAAGCCTTGTCGTCGGCATCGGGGTACTGCTCCTTGAGATAGATGTATGAGTCGTTGATGATTGATTGCTGCTGTTTGGAGCCGAGTGCCGCCCACGCTTGGTCTGACAACTTTTGCAGATCGTGCGTCTTTAGGTGTGCCACTGACGTTGTCTCAAGGGCTTGGGCATTGTCATCTCCAAGTCCGCCCGTGACAGATGCTCCGCTGCTTAGTGCCTGCATAATCTTACGCCAAGACCACCCCTCGTCGACCTTTTTGCGCACCTCTGCGCCTGCGGCTTTATCGGCTGCCGCCCATACGCTCTCTGCCGCATTGCTTGGTACTGACGGCATTACTGCCTCCGGCTTTAGCGGTGTCGGTGTCTGATGCCGCTTTATGGCATCAGGCATATTGTGATAGATGTCATATTTTGACGGCATCTCAAACGTACCTGCCGCCTTGCTCGGCTGCGGTCGTGTATACTGCGACGACGTAGTGCGTAGCATATTGATGGTGTCCGCCACTACATCACGCTTTTTGGGTGTCGTGGTCTGTGTGGTGTGTGCCGTCTCACTGCCACTGCCGAACTGGTTGGAGAAATCGCTGAACGTCTTGGTGTATAGTCCATCATTGCTCAATGCTGTATATAGTTTTTGGCTCCGTTGCTTGTCGCCGAGGATGCCTTGAAACTCGGCAAAAGATTTGGTATATTTACCTTGCGATTTGAGAGCGTTATATAATTTGAGTGCGCTGTCTTTGCCCATTTTTTTTGTTTTTTAAAAATTGTCATAAAGTCCTGTAATACCACTACTACTGCCACCGAGCAATGCGTCTGTCTTCGAGCCTCCTTTTTTGTCGTCGACACGTCCGTAATGTTTTTTTCCGCCACCTAACAGATTGCCGCCGGGGCCACCAGTATAGTAGCTCTGTATCTCTGACACCATATCTGCCGGTGTTTTGGCTTTACCGCTAACGAAATTGCGCGACTGCAGCCAGCGATATGTTTTTATAACTTGATCTTTTGATGCGTTGAACGACTTGCCGTTAACTATGTCAGCGATATAGTAGGTGTCATCAGCACCCTTGTCTCCGCCACCCTTGCCGCTGTTGTTTGCCAACGTGCGGCTGCGGTAACGCTCGGTAGCCAAGTGTTCCTCCCACTCTTTAGGGCTATAACCTTTGTGCGATTTCATAAATTCAAGCTCGTATTTTTTCCAAGCCAGTTCTTGCTTTTTGACCTCCACGCTCTGCTGCCACGTAGCATTGCCAATGTTGTTCTCTCGGATAAGTTTTTTCAGTTCTTCTTCAGCGGCTTGCACCTTTTTCTCGAGCAACGGCAATTCTTTCTCAAACGTCTTCGCCTTGCGCTCCTCCTCTGCCTCGGCACGCTTGTCGGCGTTTAGCTGTAACTTGTAAGATTTGAGGAAGTTGCCCTGCTCTCTATCCATCTCCAAACCTTTGAGCATAAGGTCTTGATATTTGTCCTTTTCTGCTTGCCACTTAGCGCGGAGATCGTCCATACGCTTTTTCGCGGCATCGGTCATACCAGGCTTTAGCCCTTGGTCGGGCGCGCCCTTTGTTGTAAAATACAAATTGGACAATGCAGAGAGACCATCACCGAGAGCACCGATGATGGCATTCCGCTTCTCGCGCCGCATCTGCTTCTTTTTCTCCTCGTCACTCGTTAGAGGTGCGTACTTGGCGAGGATATCTCTATAAGAGCGGAACTCCTCACCTTCTGTTGCCGGTGTGGTGGTTGACGGAGCCGTATCGGTCGTTTTTGGGGTTATTTTCGGTGTTGCCACATCCGTTTTGACAAGGGTAGGCTTGTTATTCTCGTCAAACTGCAATATCATAGTTTCGTTGTCTGTCGGCTGAGCAGCCAAGTTCGCTTGGTTGCGCCTGTCGGTGTCGTTGTACTGCGGTGTCTGTATTGGTGACGTTGTCGTGACAGCCGGGGCAGGCGTAGTAGGTGGTGCTTGCGGTGACTCATCGTACACCTCCCCCGGCGGCTGGGCGGCGAGTGATGGAGCGGTAGGAGCAACCTGAGTAGGTTGCGGTTGAGCAGGCATCGTCTGTGGCGGTGTCTGCGGTGTCTGCGTCTGCTCGTCGCTCTCCTCCTCGCTCTGCGATGGAGTAGTCGCGCCAATTGACGTAGTAGGTGGTGTAGTAGTCACTTTTTTGTCGGTGACCACGGGGGTATCGCTACTCCCTACGATTTTTTTTTTCTTATCCATATTACTTAGTCTTTTCGGTGTCCTTATCAAATCTGTCATTGATGCCGCCTATGCTGTCTGCTGTACCTGCCACGCCCTGCACTGCCTGCGTGATAGCGTTTTGTTTCTGTCGGCTGATTTGCATTTGCTTGTCCGCCAAAACGTTGTTGTTGGTTTGGTACTGCTGCTCGATATTGTCTTTGCGAGCAGCAGATGCAGCGGCAATGGTGCTTGTCGCTTCGGCAAGTGCTTGGTTGTTCGCCGCCTTTTGTGCCGCCACCGCCTCCGTGCTTGCGCCAGTCACCGCATTGGCACCCTGTGCCGCCTTTGTCTGCCTCCTGAGCAGGTCTTGCGTGTTGGTCAGCAAGCGTTGGGCATCGGCACGCTGAGTGCCGTCCTCATGGTATCGCCTATTATACCACGCTTGATTTTCAGACTTTTGCGCGTCAAGCATTTCCTGCTGTTTTTTAGCCTCTCGGCGCGCCTTGATGCCGCCGAAGATGCTTCCACCGAGCTTCATCGCTCCTCCTATAATGCTACCTATCATAGTTAATTATTTTTTATCTTAATATCTCAAAATTAAGCACTTACCTTTGGACATAATCAATAAAAATTAACTATGGATAAACAACGGAGAGAGAGAGCTTGGAGGGAGCGTCTTGCGGCAATCGACGCAAGCAAAGCGCCTGTACTCAGCAAACGTGAGGAGGCGAAGCTACAGCGCAAGGCTGAGACCTTTGCCAATGGTGGCGACATCGGCAACTTTGTGGCGAGCATTGTGTGGTCGCAAAAGCAAAACTTTGAGCGTGCAATTACCAATCTGGATGATAGGGACTTGTGCAACCTATACGTGCGATTGCTCAAACTCGCCCTTGATGCACGAGCCTCGGCGGAGCCGGAGACAGCGAAAAGCAACATCATGAACTTGGTTAACAACCTGAGTATCCAACTTTTAAGCGAGAAATAAAATATGAAACGAATTGAAATCCAACTAAGCAAGCTGAAGGCATTGCAGATGGTGTCTGCCGAGACAGTCTATGTCGGCGGCAGGAGTGTCGGCGAAGATGACCCAAGCACCTACGACAAGGTGTTTGCCACTGACGATGACGCACAGTTTTTGACGACGATGTATGACACGGCTGTGACATCACTCGTCACCATCTGTGGAGAGTGGGTGGAGCGTACCACCGACACTGATGACGGCTCCATCATCACCCTTGCTCTCCCCGACAACCTTGCGCCGCAAGGCGAGAGAAACATACGAGCAAACGCTATGCCATACGTCATTGCAAGCATATTGGCGGACTATCTTGGGCGTTTGGCTCCCGAGAGTGCGAAATTTTACGAGGAGCAAGGGGCTACCCTTGCCGAAGCGATTGTCAGCGACTTAAACGCAAGAAAAAGAGTCAAATACACGAAAAAAACAGGTAGAAAATGAAAAAAGGACAACGACAAGTGACAATTGCGCTTGTGCGCAACGAGATAGAGTACGATGCGCAGAGCATATTGAGCGTGATAGCCGACACCCTGCCGAGCGCAGAAACGGCACACGTCAAGCACATATACAACGACATCTGCGAGGGCGAAAATGCACGGAGGACTATCCGATTTGCCGACACTGCCTTTGCGGTGTTGGCGGAGCACCTGCACGGCTACACCGCTACACCCATCGGTGGTGTCATCGTCACCGATGACGTAGCGCAAACTCCGATTGTATACTCATTAGCAATGCAGATGGATGATGACGCATCGTCGTCGCAAGTGGCACTCATTAAGGCGTCCTCCCATGACTTCATGGTGTTGGCTATTGTGTGTGGGTGGCTTGCTCTCATAGGTAGTGACAGGCTTGACTTATACACCTCCATGCGTGACACTGCATTGGCTGGTGCTGTCAAGGCGGCTGACAGCCACAACCGCATAGGGAGGGTGACACCGTTTTTCGGCAACACATAGCGTTTTGCACACTTTACACATATTTGTGCAAAATGTGCATATATTATATAGTAAGGTGTGGCGCACATTGTCGCACCTTCTTTTTTGCTCGTTTTTGCTAAAAAGTGTTAACGTTGTGCATTTTTCTGAGCAAAGTGTTGCATATATACTACATTATGTATTATCTTTGCATCAGAAATCAAAACCAATACTAACTTAAAAACAACAAACTATGACAACAAAAATCAATGCAACAGACGTTAATGTGATGACATTTAATGCAGACCCGTTTTTGGCATCTGACGAATATGGCGAAGAAGAAATAAGCGACTATGCCATTTCGGGCAAAGACAATCTGAACAACAAAATTAATTAGCGAAATGGAATTGAACAATGATATGCTTGTCTGCAAGGCAGAGGCACGGATGCGCCTATGCAAGGCACTAAAGCAAGCAAGGACAGGCAAGGAAATGTCGCAGATGGAACTCAGCGAGAAGAGCGGTGTCGCTCGCTCAAACATAGCACGGATTGAAGGTGGCAACCTTAACGCAAGTCTTAATACGATACTAAGCCTATGCGAGGCTCTTGACTGCTCGTTGGTCTTGATCCCAAGATAGCAAGACCGCCACACCACACACCGAAAAGGGGTTGCACATAGTGCAGCCTCTTTTTTTGTTCCCACACAATGGGCGTCACCTCCTGCGTGGCACGATGACGATGTCACAGCCGAGAGCGTTGCATATCTTGGCGAGAGAGTGGAGCCCAAGGTATCGCGGATAGTCCGCAGGGTGTTCGCCTCGTCTGACCGTCATATTCGACACGCTTGCCAACTCCGAGAGTGCGTCTATTGACAGATGCCTTGCCCTGCGTGTGGCGAGGAGCTGTATACCCAACTCCTCAAATATTCTCCTTACCTCCGGAGGGGTGACCACCTCCGTGCCGAACGGTCTACCCCTGCGCCTCATCTCTCTCAGATTTCAATATTTCCAAATCTCCGACCAATTGGCGGAGTGTGCGCAGATCATGCGCCACGTACAACTCTCCGTCACACTCAATCAGTGCCGTCACCTCGTCCGCGCCTGCGGCAAACAACTCTCTCGGATTGATGTCAAGTGCATCCGCTATCCTCCTGATGGTGGAGAGCGTGGGATTTTTGAGGAGTCCGTTCAAATTCTGTTTCCTGATTCCGAGGCGGTCAGCCAATGCCGTCTTCGTCAGTCCTTTCGCCTTTAAGATAGTGTCAAGATTGTCCATATATCTGTATGTTTATGACACAAAGGTACTCATTATATATATAGTAATGTGTATACCAATTACTAAACAATGTTAACGTAATATATTTTCTTTACTTTTTGTTTGGTTAGTAAAGTTATACATATTACCTTTGGGGTGTAATTCAAAAATCAAAGAACTATGATACGATTTTTAGCATCAACGTCCCTGTCTCTGTTCTCCGCCACCTTGATGGCGGCAGTGACCGACACGCAAGACCTTACCGCAATATATGCGGCGGCAGCCTTCCCCGTCTGGGCAATCGGCTTGTTCGTCAAGTATAAAGGTAACAAAAAGAGCAACATCTAACAACTTAAATATTAACCAATAAACAACAAATTATGAAAGCAATCTTCTTGGCGGTGGCACTGCTGATGGCATCCACCGCAAGCGCGAAATGGGTGGAGTCTCAGACTATCACGATGGAGTCGCCACGCATACATCAGGGCGAAACAAAAAAAGGAAACGTCAAATACTACATTGTGGTGAGTGACGGAGTGAACCGCAAGGAGGTCAGCGTGAGCAAGAGCAACGCGGAGTCCGGGGTGATCACCCTTGTCAAGTGGGTGGACGATGAGACAGGCAAGATACGCTACACCACACGCAGCGGAAAGAAGCGAACCGCCACCCCCGACATTGATCTAAACAAAGTGATAACCGAATAACAACAACAACGACAATGACAACAAGACAATATATCTCAGCGGCTCTCCTCTCAGGAGCGATGTTTATGTGCGGCTTTGGAGTCCACGCCGCCTATGCCTCAACCGAGGCTGTCAACAAAACCTGCTGGTGCGGCAATGCCTTTTTCTGCTTAATGGATTCCGTTGCGGATGAGGAGCCGTTGTTGTGGGCGAAAGTGGAGTCCTCTACTGAGTGGCAGGAGTTCGCCACAGCCTACGACCGAGGAGAAGGACAGACCGAGGCTAAGGCGGTGTGGGAGTATCTGTGCGAGCAGGACACCACCGGCTATGTGGCTGACTGCCTCAGCGGATGTGACGCATACACCGAATGGATGGAGAGTTATTAGCCCATGCGACTTATGTATGGGTATTACCGAGACAAGGGAGACAGATTATGCCTCCCTTTTTTTGTAGCATATCCTGCAAGGGGTGTAGTGCTTTGCCTCCGCCTCTTGCCTTGTCATCTGCCTGATGTCGGTGGAACAACGGCAGAGACCCTTGCAGTTGGGAGTTTTATGGTATCTCTTTGACTTTGGTCCGTGGCACACATACACCTTCTCTGTCTGGCTCTGCGTCCGCTCCGGGGCGCAGGCGGAGATGGTGCATAACGCTACCATCACCGCTAATGCTGTCTTAATAATCGTAGTCATCATATACTAACTTGCAAGCCGCACACGACCCAAAGAATACAATCCCAATCCAATACCACGCATTGGACAACTCGACGACAACGTCACTCAAGGATGTCGCACCAACAGACATACAGTATATCTCCTGCACAATAGGAGTCGCAGTCGCAACCACGGCAGCCACAACCGCCACCTTGCGTTTGTGGCTGGGAGCGACACGCACCGTCGCCCCTATCGCACACGCCACGAGAAAGCCGTAAACAAAAACCCACAGATAGAAGACCGGGAATTTAGAATTAGCCAAGCGGACAAGGGCCTGACAGAACCAATTGTCGTTATGCAGCGTCCTAAGCCAATCAAGCAAGGATTGCAACAATCCGAACTCTATCCAGTTCGCCAACGACCACGCGACGACTGCCACAATCGGCACTGCCGTCCATCTCAATATTGTTTTTATCTCCATTCTGATTCTATTCTCATAGCACCCCAAACAATAACAGATACATCAACACTACAAGAATCGGTTTAATCCAGCTCAGCACATTGGACACTGCGATATAGCCTTGCGGCAATTGTGCCGGGTCATATTTTGGCACCAAAAATGGGGCAAGCAACCAGATGGCTCCGGCTATACAACCATACCACCAAGCCGGGGCGAAGAAGAAACAAAGACCGCAGAACAGAACCTCTGCCACAACGGCCAATGTGTTCACCATCGCTCCAACCCTTGTAGTAAAAGGAGCCAACATCGACAGAACCTTGCTGCCAATCAACAGCAGCCATATCCAAATAAAATCCATAACTTTTACTTTTTCTTTTTATATCTGAAAACCCATTTATATCTAACGTAAATAAGGAACAGCGAGGCTCCCACTCCGAGCATTGCCCATCTCGACAAATCAAGAACGTCTCCGAAAGGCACAATCTTTTGAACCTCCAACACAATATTTACCACGAAATTGTACAGGAGGAATGCCCTGTGAATCCAGCAATATCCAAACGTCACCGAAAGACACAAGAGCAGAAAGAACACTATCAAGGAACTCTTGCCTATGACATTGGCAAGCGACCAATGATAACCATTAACAAGGGCGGACAGATGCCCCATCATCATTGCGGCTCCAACGAAAGGAGACCACCCCACTACTCTCCTGCAAAGGTGCATATCCTTATGCAGGTGCAGTGCCTCCACAATCTTCAAGTCTATCAGGTGCATCCCTACAAAAAACCTTCTCATAATATTATTTATTTTGATTCATTTCCGCAATCAAGGAGCGGAGGAACTTGATTTCCTCGTTCTTCTCAGCGAGCTGGTCTCGCAACATTCCGATAACGACATCATTGTTCTCCGTCATTGTCTGCGTGTTGTGGCTGGAGTTGTCGCCAACATGTTGGCTCTTAGCGTTAGCCTCGTCCACCTGCCTCTGTAATTCCTCGTCTGATATGTCGCTACAGCACATATCGCCTACTCCATTAAGCAACCATCGCAGCGAAATATCGGGGAATCTCTTTAAGATTCTATCTATAATCTTCTGAGAAGGTGTCGCTCTAATGTTGCGAATGTACCCATTGGATAGGTTGCACTCTCGCTCCAGCCCAGATTGTGTAAGCCCTTTACGTTTGGCAATTTTTATAACTCGCTCTTTTATAGTCTCTTCCATTATTCTTAATTTAGAATCATTCCAAATAATATATTATGAGAGAATTTATTTAGAAAATTCCTTATATTTT